GCTCGGCACGACACCCAGGCCCCGGTTCAGCCGGTCAAGAGCACCCGCCTTGTTGATAAAGGGCGACTGCATCTTCGGATACCGAACAGGCCATTTTTCCCCGCCGAGGCCCCCCTCGACAAACGCCATCTGCGTCTGGGAAATGAGTATCCAATCAATGCCGACATTGGCATCAGACCTCATCGCCTTGGGCATCTCCTCCAGGCGGTTCAGTATCTTGCGGAGACTAAGCCAGAGAGGGTCGTCCCTGGTAGGCTCTGGTATAGATGGCATGAAGCACCTCCTTAGCGGTCATTGGCTCGGGGATGCCCTGGTACGAACTTGTCGAACTTCGCCCGGTCGAAGAGGGGACGGACGGTCTGCCCTGTATCCCGGTCCTCGGCTGTCGGGGTAAGCATCGAGGTCGACTTCGGCACGACCCTCTTGCGGAGGTTTTTCAGCTTCTCGAGGTAGTCCTCGTGGGCCATCCGGGAGGACTCGCCCCCACTAGCCCGCATCATCAATTTCGATATCACGCCCTCCACGGCCACATTTATATCCTGGGCTGCGGTGGAGGCGTTTTCGTCATAGGCCCGTCCGACGACACTCAAAAACTCACTCTCGACATCGTCGCAAGCGTAGCCCAACCTGGCAGAGTCGACCGATGTCGCGGTCGGCAGGTCCGGGTTGGTGAGGTTGATGAGCCTCTGCGAGCTGTATCGATTGGTGGTGTTTGTTGAGAGGGCCATTAGGTTGGGTCAGGGAATGTCACTGCCGTAGTCGAAGTGGTCGAGGGGAGATAGGCTCCGAAGTACCGCCACAGCATTTTTTGAATAATCGCCGTGTCAGTTGCGGTGTCACTCCAGGAGAACTCATCATCGCGCAAAAACATATCCCCCGCTGTCGCACCGTTTCCCCCGCCGACCGCTGCGTACCAGCCACCGGACCAGGGCGTGTAAGACCCCATCACGATATCGTCAAAGAGGACATAGTCGCCCGAAGAGGCCGAGGACCATTCTACGGAGATGTCCATATCGGACTCGTTATAATTGGCGAACCAGTTATTCTCGTTCCCGCCCCCGTCAAAACCATTCTGGGCTGCGGTGGTGGTCGAGTTGCCCGCCAGCCTGAGAACATTCCAATTGGTAGCCAGGTAGTTCACGCCGACGGATTTTTCTTTACCGCCTACGGCGAATTTGACCGTCCCCCCCGTGCCGGAGGTCGGTTTGTAAACCGCGACCTGGGCGTAGAGGGGCACTCCAGGGTCGAAGGTCGCGGAGCGAACCGTGAACGCCTGGGTGAGTTTCACGCTGCCGGTGTACTTCAGGGCTGCAGGCGTGCCGTCGCCCTCGAAGTCTCTGTAATAATTTGTCGTCTCAATCTCGCAGTCGTTGATGCTGCCGGTCGAAACCGTCCAATCGCTGATGGCGGTCGGGACAGAGGTGGTCCCGGAGTAGTCGCTGAAGGACGCATTCGAGATGTATCGCAGGGAGTCCCTGGCCGATAGCGCACGCAGGGAGCCGGTCGACCCGCTGCCGATTATCTTCAGGCCGTCCCTCTCCGCGTCCTGGCCCCGCAGCTCAAAGACCTCCTCGTGCTTCGCAGCACCCGAATGGACATCATTGGTGCAGATGGCCCTTTTCGTCTCAGGGGTCTGGGCCTCCATCGAGTAGGCATTCTCGTCGGTGTTCAGGCGCAGTATCTGCCCGTCGCCCGTATTAAATGTGGCCCCCGTCGGAGTTCCAAAGGTGAAATTCCGCGACAGGACCCGATGCCCGTCGTCGTTCATATGGAGGTAGAGGCGACCGAGGATACCCTCTGCGGAGGTCTCGGGAACATTGAGCACCTTGCCCATCTCCAGGATGGCCGGGGTCAGCAGGCTACGGCCCAGGGCGACCGTGCTGGCAAGGCTGGACCTGAAGCTCTCGACGGAGTCGACCATCCCCTGAATGTTGCTGTACTCGCTCTGAAGGTTGCCGATGAACTCAGCCTCGTGGCTGGTCGAGGCACCGGTGAACTTTTCAGAATTCTCGGAGGCGTATTTTATTAGCTCATTAATTATCCTGCAGCAATCTGCCACAGTCGTTTCTACCTGGTCCTGTGTAATGGCCATCGACTACTTCCTCTCAGGCTCTTCGCCCATTTTCGGATACAGGGCCTCCAGGTTCGGCAGCGTGTCGAGGTCCTCGCGGGAGCCATACTCGTGCAGGCGGTCGGCGGGCAGGAGCACCAGGTGTCTTGCCATTGGCTCATCGCCCTCCTCGACATCCCACCGATACCCGACCTGCTTAAAGGCCCCAGGATTATCAGGGTCCTTCGTCATCACCCCCTCGTTGATATTGAACACCTCGGCACGCCGGACGACGAGGTCGCCGGACTCCGCATCGGGAGACTTGTACCACCGGACCCAATAGTGCGGGATGTTTTCCAGGACGGCAGACATCGTAGCGTGGGTCATCTCCAGGAAGTCCCCGGCCTCGCCGTCGCTCAGGGTCAGCCACATCGACCCGTCATTCTTCGGAGCTTTCCGGCCCCGGATGTTCTCCGAGGTTCCAGGCTGCTGCGTGAACACCTGAAACACGACCCCCGCGATACTGAGGTTGTGAATGGGGACATCGCCATCCTTGGTCACCTGTATGCCGAGGAAGAACCTCTTTTTCCCCTTAAACTTCTCGTCCAGGGGACCCTTAGCCTTTGGCTCCTCCTTCTTCGCGGGAGGGGTCGTCGTCGTGGTCGTGGTCGTCGTCTCGGTCTCTGGCATCCTGCTGTCCTTTCTAAAAAGAAAAAAAAGGGCGTGTCCTGTGCTGCCGGACACGCCCCTATCTCATGGCTCCTAATTAGGTTCCAGGAGCGTTATTTACCTGGCAAGTGGTATAGGGAACAAAGACGAAGAATCCACGGCGACATTCGAAGCGAATCGATTCCTGGCCAGTCTCCCTCGATAAATCACTGTTTTCCCATGTGGCAGTAACAGTCCTAATCCCTTCCCGGTTCTGAACTCCAAGACTTCTATGCTCGGAGCCGGTGAGGAAAACGAACCAGTCATTGCCCGTCAGCCTCTGGGTAGTCCAGAGCGTCGGAGCAAGGCCCGCCTCCTGCACGACATTCGTGGGCGTAGAGCTGCCCTCCACGACGCGCTCGCGGATGAAGGCCTCTTGGAAGGCCTGTATCTTCGCTGCGGGGTAAATGACCAGGGCCTCACCGTCGGTGACGGAGGGGTTAAACAGGGGCTGGCCCTCGGTGTCCTGCATCCTGGTGAACCGCGACCGGACATCGTAATAGTCCGTCGTGATAGCAGCCGAGGTCGCCGTGCCACCGGCTGCGCCAGCCGTGGTCGAACCGTCACCTTCCATATTGCCACCGCTGACACCGAACCGGTTACCCGATGCGACATCGTTCGCGTGGTAGATAGCGCGACCGTCGGGAGCATTCGGAATGCTCGCCAGGAGGTCGTTATCTGACCCTGCGGTGATAATTTGGAAAGCGATGCGCTCGTTCAAGAGGCCGATGCTGTCACCAAGGTCCCGCGCTCTCTCGACCAGGGACGAGGTAAGGTCGTCCTCCCGGTCAATCCTGCGCCAGTCGATGGCTCTTCCGAATTCGAAGTTTTCCACTGAGAACTGAATTCCACCGAAGGCCTTGTGACGGTAGGCCTCACCGCGAGGAAGGCGCACAGCGTGAGGTGCCGAATTCCAGAAAAAGTACTTTTCGATTCTCTTGTCGGAGGGTACTTCCTTCAGAATTTTGCCTACAAATTCCTGTCTGGCGTCATACTGCCTGCGATACGAATTCAGAGCCTCGCTCCTCAGGCCCGCAGAAAAACTTGCTCCGCTAGCCACTAACGAACCAGCCATCTCAATCTCCTCTCAAATTACCCAATTAATGAGCCAGCGTGCGTGATGAAGGGGAACAGGTGGACATCGCCGGTGCCGGAAGTCCCGGAGTACCTGGTGACGATACCAATCTCTGTCGACCCTGTGGTCGCCGTCAGCGTCAAAGTGTTGTCATCGGATGCGTACACGACATCGCAGACATCGTTGATGTTATCCAGGCCCGCGACGGTCGCGTTCTTGATAATCGGCCCAGAGATGTCGACCTCAATTTCCAGGGTCCCGTCGCCGGTGACCTTGTCATCGGTTCCATCGCCTGAGTTCTGGTCGGTGATGCGAGCCATCCCGACAAATATCATCTCGCCGGTAACGTCCGGTCCCCAGTTCTGGGCATAGCCGTCCGTGCTCAAACTACCACCACCAGCCTTGGTCACGCCGACTAAGGCTCCGTCAAAAATGACCTCTCCCGACAGCACGACGAGGGCAATCTTTAACCCGCCCGGCTGAAATTCGTATGAGGCTCTTGCTGCAAGTGCCATTATTTACTCCTTAACACTCAGGTTTTCCCGGATGTGGTCTTCACGCGATACCCGGAAGTCGAAGCCGGTAGCCTTCAGGCTATCGTATTCGTGGGCCAGTTTCCTGGCTTTCTCCAGGGTCCCAGGACCCATCTCCGCAAATTTCATAACATCGGACTCGGCCTCGCTCTTCGCGCTGCCCTCCAGGGACTCAAAGGTCGAGGCGGGGTCACGCGGTGCGTGCTGCTTGTAGCTCTCGGTGAACTTCAGCACGGATGCCTGGGGGTTTTTCGCCCCTGTAGCAATCTCCCTCATCGCTGCCACGGCAGAGGTGGGGACGGACCAGCCTGAGTCTCTCAGGCTCTGCGTCGCACCCCGGATGAGGGCATTCATACTGTCGGTGTCTTGGCGGGCTTTCTGCTCCGTCTCCAGGGCAGCGACCCGTCCAGCGAGTTCTGCTAACATCGCGGTTTTCCCTCCTCTGTAGTGCTTGTTGCCCATCAATGGAATGGGCAGGTCCTCTTCCTCGTCCTCATTGTCTTCCTCTTGAAGCTCAATGGGGAGAGGCTCTTCTTCCTCCAAGGGCGCGTCCAGGGCCTCCTCGATACCTCCCCCTTCGGCGGGGATGAGGCCGTCCAAATATGACCCGATGAGGTCCGGTAGCTGGCCCTGAAACTCAGCTATGAGTTCAGCGACCTGCTGTGCGATGGCATCCGTACCCTCTTGCAGTTTGATGGAATCGTCGTCCGAATCATCGTCGTCCTTCTTTTTTCCGTTTCCGTTATCGTCGCCATTGCCATTGGCAAACTTCTGCCTACGGCCTCGGCGGGTGGCGAGTTCGGTCTTGGTATCCCTCGGCATCTTTTTCTCCTGAAACCTAAACAAGAGAGCCGACTCACCTCGCATTGCTACGAGAGGCGACATCTCATCTTCAAAAGTACAAGCTCCCACTTCTTCAAATGGGGCTGGTCTTATTTCACTTACATTAAGTAGCGGTAATTTATACCACGGGGCCTCGTCACTTAACAGGGCGAGACTTGAAATTTCTGGTGGCCGGTCCCAGGAGGATATCTCCACGCTGCGATAGGCGAGGTCGTTGTTTTGAATTGCCTCCAGGTGCTCTTCCTTCAGACCGACGATGTCAGCCAGGAGCGCGGGGACTTGGAGGCCGTCCTGCATCACGCTGCCGACCTCGGTGGGACGGAGGAAACCGATGCGCGGGGTCTCGCGCCCGAGGTCGTGGTGGTTCAAGTGACAAGGAGCCAAATACCCCTGGTCCTTCTCGAGCATAGCGTGCCTGCGAAGGCAGGAGCGAAACCACTCGGTCGAAATTATCTCGTCATTCTCCCGCGAGCCTTCAGGCAGCTCGGCCATAATCGGCACGCCCTTAATGGTGAAGGTGCCGTCGTGGTTCTGCTCTGCGATGTAGTTGCCACCGGGAATTGTCATCGTGAGGAAATTCTACGCTCCATCGAGCAGTTGTCAATTGGCGAGTTTACGAGTAATATTTCCTGCGGATGGGTTTTCGCCCGTCTGTCCTTTGCGGGTCACCTCTTCGGAGGTGGCCCGTTTTAATCCAGGAGCAAAGATGAAGCAGAGAATTGTCGACCTCGACAATATGAAGGTAGACCCCGCCAGGCGTATCGCCCTGACCGACCGGGAGCTTTGTCGGCAGTGCGGTATCGAGTCGGACCTGATGCGTGCGCTGGTTCGTGCGCGGGCTATGCACAAGGCCGGTCCCTGCGAGACGGCCATTTTCGGTGGCCTCTGCTCTGAGGAGGTCGCTGCCCTGGCTATCTCCTCCTACCTAATTCAGCGCGAAGGGATGCCCATCGATGTCGCCTCCCATCTGGTGAGCCAATTGAGCCACGCCCTCCTCGAGGCCACCAAGGGTCTCCGGGTCGTAGCGATTATCATCGAGCAGAACAAAGGGTCGCAGGTCGCGGTCCAGGGCGGGCGCGGGGATATCGAAATTCCCAAGGCCCTCGCTCCCTACACCACGCTCATCGATGCGACCGTCCTGCGCGACCGCTATGAAGAGGCACTTGGCGACTCCACGCTCAAGTTCCCGAAACCCAAAGAGGCCATCGTCAAGCGATAGCCGTCCAGGGGCAGCGTCGGGGCCACACACCGCAGGATAAAATACCTGAAGTTAAAGGGTATTTGTTTTGCAATAAAAGCCCCAAGAGGCATAATGACGGCAGTTGAACAACACCACGCGGGGCAAAGCCCCAGAAAGGACAGACGGATGAAAGACGAGAGAGACCTTTTTAACGCCCGGATGGGAAAAAGGCTGGCCGAGGACATTAATGCGAAGGTCGCGGAGCTTCGCAGCCTGGTCGAGAGCGCAGACCTTACCTTCAGAAACCGAGAGACCAGAGACTGCAAGCCCCAGGCCATTGGCCTCGAGGCATTTCTCGAACAGTACAACCTCGGCAGGCTCGACACGGAGCTCTCGGCCCTCGCCAGCCGGAACACCCGGACGGCTGAAGAGCGACGCATCGCTCGGAACGAGACAGGGCTTGAGGACTGGCATTGCGAGGAGGTCGCAGACTCCTTGAGTAAGCTGACTCGCTAACGCGGAAACCAATGGGGGTCCAGGACGGACCCCCACAACCCGGAGGACAGACGGATGACCATTTTCAAACTTGCGACGCTGATGAAGCTGAAGCCCTCGGAGGCCATTGCCCTGCCCGCAGTCTTAGACAAGGCTGCTGCGGTCGCGGAAACCTCCAGGCAGGCCGTCATTGACAAGGCCATATGCCTTCCGGCCCTGCGAGACTACCTTGGCAAGGTCTGCAAGACCGTAATGGAAAGGATGAACGGATGACCATTAGCAATGCGATGCAGAGCGACGCGGAGCGCAGGATGCAACAATTGAAGAGGAACGGCGGTCAGGCCAGAGCGAACCGCATCAACCAGGCAGCGAAAGAACTCCTCTCGCTCCTGGGGGAGGCGAACCGCATCCTCGACAACGAGCCGGACGGACCACACGCCAGAGGCATTAATGGCTGGCTGGACATCAAGGTGCTCTCTGAGGTGGAGAGCAAGGCCGAGGCACTCAGGGCCTACCATAACCAGACCAAAGAAAGGACGGACGGATGAGCGACGAGAAACGGAAACTCTTTAGTGTTCACGACATATTAATAATGCGATGCCCCCACCTCGAGGGGACGGAGCATTACGAGAGCCGGGTAAACTTCCGGGGCTACACCACGAACCGGTCGGATGCGGGAACCGCGAAGTGTGTGGTTTTCCCCGTAGATGGATGCCTGCAGATAGAGGTCGATGCCGAATGGCTGTCCAGGGAGGGCGACGATGCCTGACGAGAGATGGGCCTCCACCAAAGGCGGGTGTCGCGGGTTCGCAAGTTACTACGGGCCGTGCGGGGACCCGTTTTGCAGTAGTTGTTTTCCAGGCGGGCAGGTCTGTCGCCAATGCGGAGAGCTTCGCGGGGACTGCGAATGTGACAATTGCGAGTCGTGCGGGTGCGCCTGGCAGACGGAGTTCGAGGGGCAGGGATACGAGGTCTGCCCCTATTGCCATTGCGAGGACTGCGGGGACACCGAAAAGGGCTGCGAATGTAAAACCGGGTTCAACAACGGCGACCCCAAGACCAACGACGAGAAGAGGAAGGAGAAAGGCTCGCCCTAACCGCCGAGCCGGTCGGCCACGCCCTGCCACGCCTCCGAAGGAGCCTGTGGTCCAGGCGGGCCGGAGTAGGGTTGAGGTCCAGGCCCCGAACCGAAACCGGGGTCTGGGCCTCCTTTCATCGTTTTGCCGGTCGCCGGGTCCCGCACGCCTGAGTAGAACTTCTGCGGGATGAGGGTTTTCACGATGCTTGTTTTCTCGTCCAGGAGGCCCTTCCTCTTTAACTGCCCCCGCGACATCGAGATGAAGGAGCACCGGCAGTTATGCCCCAAGGGTATCGACAGGCTCTTCCATATCGGTGCGTCGTGCGGAGCCACGATGCCGTCGCACGCCAGGTGGTTCCCGCGTGCGGAGTCGTCATTGATGGCACTATACATTTTCGCCGGGATTACATAGCCCACCACCGGGTCCTCTTGGACCTGGGCATCCCGTCCCTGGGTATAGGCTCGCTTCATATTATTGCGAAATACGACTTCAGAATACGAGGCTGAAAAACCCTGCATATCGGCCATCGCCGTTTCAAACTGACTGCCCGTCAGACCCCCTTGCATAGACCTCACCAGGGCCTCCTGGGTCGTGGCCGTCATCCGCATCGCCGTTTCCAGGCGACCCGTCAGGGCGAGGTCGGCTGCGCGGGCCAGGCCGAAGGCGTGCTCGGTTTGGTACATCCGCTGGACCGCCATATACAGGGGTTCGTTTCCCCTGGGAACCGCGAGGGACGGGACCCGCGTCGCAAGGTCCTCCGCTGCCTGTTGGAAACTCACCGTCGTCAGGCCGGGAACATCGTAGGGCCTCCAGGGTAGCCGGTGCGGGGTCCTTGCAGAGGTCTGCATCGGACGCTCGGCAAAGTACATCTTGGCCTCCGCAGACTCCCGACTCTCCACCGCCTCGGCCTCCAGGACCGACCGCCGACGACCGAGGAGGTCACCCCACGCCATCATATCGCCAAAGAGCACCGCCAGCTTATCCAGGCTGCGGTCTCGCCTCTCCGGGTTCGCGGAGGCGATGGCCCTGATGTGCTGCGTCAAGGCATCGGAGAAGTCCCCGATGGCCTTGCCCTCGAGCATATCAAATTCGGCATCCGGCGTTCGTAATTTCTTCACTTATCTCCTCCAGGTACGCAGGCTGGCATCGGGCCAGGCACTCACGAATGTTAACATAGAATGGCGAGGCTACGAGGTCCGATGGTTTCACCGCGCCCGCCTTGCACGCTGCCACCAACTCGTCCACCCATATCTTCTCCAGGGGATGAACCTGCGTTACCCTCCAGGGCTGCGTCTTGAGCATAGTGTAGTGCAGGTTTTTCGTTACGCCCTCCTCGTAGTGGTCGCGGTGGTTCCACTCTTCGGGCAATTCGCCCAGGCCCTCGAGAGGCATAAAGTTAGTGCTGCCCCACATCTCGTGGTATCGCATCTCTCCGCTATCCACCTTATCGCGGATATCCCAGGCGTTCCAATTCTGCGTGAATTCGTGACCGCAGTCGATGAGCATTACGCTCGGGTCCGGGGTCCGCAGGACGGCCCGACTCTCATTGGGATGGGCCTGAAAGTCTATCGTCGGGATGTTGTAGAGCTTCGCAATGTTATCCAGGATAACCATATCGGAGTCGAGGTAGATGGCCTTTCCCTGGTATCCGCACAGTTCCGGTATCCACCACCGCACCAGGCTGAACTGCGTCGGGTTACGATGCACCTCGAACATCGGCCTCTCCAGGTCGTGCGTGTGGATGATGACGACCTCCTTATCCCAGGTCCGCTGGCGAATGGAAAACTCCGTCACCAGGGCCGGGACCTTATCATCCGCGCCCCCGCCGATTACGATACGCGGGATGAGCTCTTTGTCCTTTGCTCGTTTAAACATTCCTCTAAACAGCCTCCTACGATAAAGGGTTTAATTGACTCCATCTTCGCCCGGCAATGCTCGCAGTCCTTCCTGCTCCCGCAGGGCGTATCGTCGTCCTCGACATAGATGTTCTCGTGGATATCATACCCCACATTCTTCGGAGATGAAAAGCCCCCCCAGATAACCACGCCCGGTACGCCCAGGGCAGCAGCAGCGTGATGCAGACCCCCGTCGGTCGTTACGATAGCTGCAGCGTGCCGGAGGACCGCGCAGGCGATACGGAAATTCGGGGTCGCCACCCTGACTGCGCCCTCGAGGATGGGTTTGCCATAATCGCATTGAGCGACCTCCAGGTCGTAGAGGACACTCATCAGGGCCACCCAGTTATGCCAGCCCCAGTCTTTATTGGTGGCTGCAAAGCCCCCCTTGATGTGAGGCTCCACGACGATGAATTGCTTACGCTCGAGGCCCGCGTCTTTCATCGCTTTCGCGGAGGCCACCTCCTCGATGTGGTTAAAGAACAACTCTCCAGGCTCGGCCCGCCAATCGGTGAAGGCGCAGCGTCCATTGACGCTGTTGGGGTAGTCGATGTAGGGCCGGTGGCCCGTGTAGTTTTTGACCCAGATGTCTCCGGGCCGAGGACTCCCGACCCGGCAGAGGTGAGGGGAATGGTCAAACACCGGAGACCACATCGCGGTCGTCCCGTCGCCTACCCAGATACGCTTGTCGGGGTTTTCCAGGCGGGCCTGCCGTATCTGGGCCGTCGCCATAATGTCGTCGCCGTATCCCATCAGCTAAACTTTCCCAGGTCAGGCCTGGTGTAGGGAGAGATGTCCTCTGGCTCCGGTAGAGCCTCCAGGCCCCTCTCGTTTTTCTGTCTCTGGTAGTCCTCCTCCGCGTGACCGCAGCCGAGGAATGGCGTGAGGGTCAGGACGGAGACCCCGACGCTCCGCAGGCGTTTCCTGGTGTCGGATGCGTCGTCCCGATACTCTTTATAGGCATCCTCGGGCGAGGCCCCGCACCACCGGATGTGCTGCTCGTGCGCGTGATGCTCCCCGTCCAGGTCGGTCATATCGCAGCCGACGACGATGACGGTTTTCGCGCCCATCCGGGCTGCGAGCCACATCGCGGAGTTGTGAACTCCGTGCGCCTGGTAGAGCCTGTTGTCGGAGCCACCGGTCGAGAGCAGCGCAGGCTCGTCCAGGGCCTGCGCCCCTTGCACCGGGTCGAAAACATAGTGCTCACAGTGCTGCGCGGAAAACCAGATGTCGTGTTTTCTTTTATGGCCGGTCTCCGGGTGAGTCGTGTATCGCACCGCTGACCTCTTACGCATACTCGTCACCACCCACTTCGTGGGGTTCGCTCCCTCCGCGAGGTTATGGTCCCAGAGGTGCTCCGGGTGAACGGTGATGCTGTAGGTCATCGGGGCATACCGCCACGCCTGGTTGAGGCCGATGGTCGTCTTGTCCTCCAGGAAGTCTATGGGGAAAAGCCTCTGCGAGGGGCCGGTCCCGACGATGTAAATGGTCTCTCCTGGGTGCTTACCCCACAGGTCGAATGCAAACATCGGTCGTCTTTCGTTTGTCTATCTCGTGGGGCTCCGGGGCAGGCGGTAAAACATCATCGTAGCTCAGGGAGGGGAACGCGTCCGCGCCCGACGGCGGGGCATCCGGGTCGCGGAGGTGGAAGGCTTTACCCTCTAACTGTCCCACCAGGGCATTCAAAGTGCGCCTGAACTTATTATACATACACTCCGCTGTTCCCCATTCCTCCGGGTATCGCTCGTGCCAGTTAGAGGCTATGGGTGTTTTGTAGCAGTCGAAACCGAGCAGGTAGATGGGGGAGGCTCCCAGGATGTCGGCAAGGTTGAGGCAGACGGCCCCGGAGAAACTGAATGCAGCCACGCCCTCCTCCAGGCTGCGCCCCCACGCACGCGGTTTCCCGACGGGGAGTTTCCAGGTCGTCGCCACAGTCTCGGGCTTCAGCATCCCCGTGCTCGCCTGCTCGCTCACGACATTGTGAACCAGGCGCATCGACGGGAGCTTCAGCCAGGACCCCTCCTTCTCGACCATCTGCATAAACCGGATGTCGGCAGCGTAGGCTATCGTCGGAGGAGGCTCGAGATACATTCCGGCATTGATGCCGATGGTAAGCTCGCCCGCGAGACGGGTGAAGTCAAAGCCCTGCAGGGAGGTTCCCCCGCCGACGATAAAGGCCGAGTGTCCTCTCCAGGCCCTCTCCGGCATCGCCTCGCATATCGGCCTGATGAAGTTGCAGGTATTCGCGGGCATCCGGCTGCGCTACCTTGTGAAGGTGACCTCGTCGTCGTTTGCGGACGAGATGTCCTCTTCAATCCACTCCGTGCAATTGACTGATGGGCTTGGCATTGTTTCTCCTACTTGATAATGGCTTGCAGGCGTTCGGTGAACTTCTCCTGCAGGTGATGGGCCAGGGCATCCCGCAGGAGGACGCTCGATGCATCCCTCCCGTGGTGCGGTTTGCATTGACCGGTCTTGGGGTCTTTCCGCGTGCCTTTTTCGCACCGGGAGGACTTCTTCTTAGGCTCGTCCAGGGCC